TAAGATATGGTTAAGAACCTCATACATAATATGACTGTGTGCTATAATGTAATGGATGATACAAAGGAAATCATGCTTTCCCAGGAAGAATGGAACGAATTAAATGATCTCAAAAATGCAATTAACCAATATCCAGCATCGGTTCACCCAGTTAAAATGGAAAGGTTCACTGAACTTTTTGTTAAAACATTAGAAGGAAAAGGCAATTTGACAACGCGAGAAGAACCAACAAACTATTGATAAATATTTTTTAAAAATACACACAAATATGAAATTCACTGTTTATTCTAAAGATGGCTGTCCATATTGCGACAAAATCAAACAAGTTCTCAAGCTTTCAAATTTAGATCATGTGGTTTATAATTTGGGAGAACATTTTTCTAGAGAGGAATTTTATGCTGAATTTGGCGCTGGATCTACATTTCCTCAAGTCATTATGAATGACCACCATTTAGGTGGTTGCACGGATACTGTAAAATACTTAAAGGAAAACGGAATTGTATAAATGCAAGAGTATTGTTTTGATGTAGAAAGGGCCATAGACTATGCTTTTTCTGAGCAAAAATTTGTTATGGATTTTTATCAGTACTTAAAGGGAAAAGAGGCAAAGCGTGTTGAGGCTAAACAGTTTTTGGAAAGCTCCACGGCCATTAATTTAAAATTTTTAGTTGAAGAGTTAGATGTATATCTTGAGGGTGGTCAAGATGAAATACATAAACAACTAAGAGAAGCATATGGTTATTTGTCCAAACCATTTGCTCGAAAAATTCGTAACTATCTTGATTCTATTTTGACTGATACTGAAAAATACTTGTATGACAAAAGACCGGGAAGAAGGAAGAAGGTTACGAATAAATAGAGGTATGGAGCTGATGCTCCGAAATTATAAAATAAAAAAGGAGGAACCTAGCTACTTTAGTTTTGTTTATGCGAAAATGGTTTCTCTTTTCAGAAAAGAATTTCATTTTCGTATAGAATTACATATAAAGAAAAGAAATTCTTAGGAGAAAGAACAATGGTTGCAATAGCTATAACACTAAGTATTCTTGTTACAGTTTTGTTCTTCCTTGTTGGTGGACTTATAGTTTGGGTGGTAAGTCAACACATTTCAGATAATAAATTACCATATATGCACCCAGAGTTTTTTGATAAAAATGGAAATATAATTCCAGATGAAATACTTGCACTAAGATTTGAAGGAGATTTCAATGACTATTACGAAGACGAAGAAGACAGCGACGAAGACAGCGACTGAAACTGTACAATTACAGCCAAACCCTTTTCAACATGAGATTCTTGAACTAGTTTCTAAACAAAGAACAAATCAAAAGAAAATAGAAATACTTCAAGAGTATCGTAATGATGCTCTTGTTTCTATTTTGATTTGGAATTTCGATGAAAGTGTAATTTCCATTTTACCAGAAGGTCCTGTTCCATATTCTAGTTCTCAAGAACAAACTTCGGGCAACGACACTTTATCTGGTAGCATCGAAAAGCAATTAAGTAATCCAAGTAAATTGGATTCTCATATGGCAACTCAAAGGACATCTTTGAGGAAGGAAGCTAGCATTTTTTATAATTTTATCAAAGGTGGAAACGACTCTATATCAAAAATTCGTAGAGAAACTATGTTTATTAATCTACTTGAGGGACTTCATCCACTGGAAGCCGAAGTTCTAATTCTCACGAAAGACAAACAGTTGGTATCTAAATATAAAATAAGCCATCAAATTGTTATGGATGCGTATCCTGATATTCAATGGGGTGGAAGGTCTTGAAAACTGTTTTGAAAGAAAAGAAAATGACAGAATGGACAAAAGAAGAAAAAGAAAAAATAAATTCTGTTTATGGATGTGAATTAATTTATGAACATGCTACTATAGATCAAATAAAGGATACTTCTGTTCCTAATGATGCATATCTAATCTACTATGAATTGGAAAATAATTCATATGTGGATGTGTGTAGAGGAAGAAAAAAAGTAGATATTTTTGATTTATATTATGATAAGTTTGGTCCAGGGTCGGTTAAAAAAATAGATTTTGGGTATGGGAGAACTAACCCTAGACTTTGGGGCAATAAAAATAAAGATAACAAGAAAAAGAAATGAGTACAGGATTCGACAATAAAGAAAATGTGATCATCTATAAAGATGAAGTACAAAATTTAATTAAAAAATATAAAAAAATAAAAAAGTATATGAAATCTCCTTTATATCAGATCAAAACAATGGATGGCACGGAAAGTCTAGTTTCTGACCTTATAAAAGAATATGAGGAAGATCCAGTAGACTGATGGGAAAGCACTATTTGTTAAATCTCTATGGTTGTAATTATGTACATCTAAATGATGTACATTTTCTTGTTGATTTGTTGGAAAATGCTGCTGTAATAAGTGGTGCAACAGTATGTCAGACTATTTTTAAGCAGTTTGATCCACAAGGAGTTACCATATTGTGTTTGCTTTCTGAAAGTCATATTTCCATTCATACATGGCCAGAAAGGGGAGATGCTGCCGTAGATATTTTTACATGTGGAGACTGTAATCCGAAAATAGGTTGTGATGTAATAGTAGAACAATTAAATCCAGAAAGATATAAACTAGAGTTTGTTAAAAGGTAAATTGTTTGTAAATCTTAACATCATTTTGTATATTCCCGATACAAAATAGTATCAATAAATACACTCTTGACATACATAAAAATTAGGAGTATACTACTTCTATCGTTGACTGGGATGTCCAGCGGAAGTATCCTTTAAGGAGAAGCAACGCAAATTTACACACAGTAAAGGAGCTAAGCTAATGTCTAAGGTTGTTTATAGAGGCGTCGAGTATGACACCGAAGTGCGTCGTCAAGCACAACAGCAAAAACAGCAACAACCTCAACAATATGATGAAGCATATCGTGGCGTTAAATTCGTAAAGGAGTCTAAGTAAAATGAATACTTATTTTGTTCGTTATCTTAAGAAAAAAGCAAAAAAAGAAAAACTTCTTTATGCTGCACAATTAAATATGGCGAAACAGCCACAAATTACATGAGACTCTGGAGGATTGACAATCCTCTTTTTTTTGTGTATAATATATGAGTACGAAATGAGTTTATGAATCCAGAAAAGATAAACCTAATCATTAAGAACATGGAGCTTTTGATTCAGTCACTTAAGCTTGAAATTAAAGAAGAAGAAAAAGATACAAATAAGTATACTATCAAATTGGAAGAGCTCCTTTCGGTGGGACAAAAAGAAGATCTCGTAGATACTTATGAACCAGATTATTATGAGGAACGATAATGTACGAAGAATTAACTGCATTTGAAAGAGCACTTGCAAGATTTGGAGATAAAGTTCAATATGTCGTTGGTTTGGAGATTAGTGATAAAATTTCTCCAGAAACTGCATATCAAGAAATTAAAGAAATGATAAAGGAATTAAAAAAACTTCGTAAAATTGAAAAAGACACCTGGGAGAATGATGAATGAAACCCATTAAAGCAAAAGATTTACTTGAACTCGATAGGAATCTACAAGTAGTAGTTCTTCAATGTTATCCTGAACCAGAAAAAGTCATTTATCAAGCAGGTAAAGCTGACTATTCGGAAACTCCAATTCACTCCCAACAAATACCATCTTCACATGATTGTGGTGTATGGGTCGTGGATCGTCTCTTGAGTAATGAGAAAGGCCACTGGGGACCACTAGAACACCCTGCAATCACCTTCTCAGTGTCTGGATATGTCCACAATGTTGCGATGCAAGCAAGGACCCATAGAGTCGGTGTAAGCTTTGATGTTCAATCCCAAAGATATACTGGAAAGAGGGTCATTAAAGTTGCAAGTGGGGAACTAAAACCAGAAGATGTATTCTTTGTTCGTCCTCCTGGTTTCTATACCAATCGTTATGGTAAGAAGTATGATTGGACTCAAGAAGATTACCAAGACGAACTTGATTGGATTCTAGAAGGTTGTAAGCGTTATGCCGCAAAATATGAAAAGGGAATGTGCGAAGAACACATTAGGGATTATCTTGCACAAGCAATTCGTCAGAACTTTGTGGTTTCTTTTAACCTACGCTCTGTTCTTCATATTATGGATCTGCGTGCAAAGATGGACGCCCAACTAGAAATTCAGGCACTATGTGAACAGTTTGTTCCTCATCTTCAAGAATGGGCACCAAATGTTTGGAAATATTATGAAGAAAAGCGTCTACATCGTGCTCGGTTGAGTCCATAATAAATAATATATCTTGAAATTTATAATTCATGGCAATATATCCGATTGTTAATAAAGAAACGGGCGAGAAAAAAGTTGTTGAAATGAGTGTCCATGACATCACTCAATGGTACAAAGACAATCCAGAATGGCAAAGAGATTGGTCAGAGGGATGTGCAAGTCCAGGAGAAGTGGGGGAATGGAAAGATCGCCTTGTGAATAAAAATCCAGGGTGGGGAGAAATTCTGAAAAAAGCTAACAAAGCTGGTGGAAGTAAATCACAAATGCAAATTTGATATATGGCAAGAAGGAAAAAGACAACAAATGATTATCAACCTATTGGAGTTGGTATGACATCCAAGCAAATGAAGAGAAGAAAACCAATTAATTCAGAACTTCTTTTAGATATTGATCCTCTAACAGAAAATCAAAAAAGATTATTTGATTTTTATGATGAAGGAAAACATTTAGTTGCATATGGAGCTGCTGGAACTGGAAAGACATTTGTTCTTTTGTATAAAGCACTTCAAGAAGTATTGAACGAAAAAAGTGCTTATGAAAAAATTTATATCATTCGTTCTTTAGTTCAGACTCGTGAAATTGGATTTCTTCCTGGAGGACACGAAGATAAAAGTGCCTTATTTGAAATTCCATATAAGAACATGGTAAAATACATGTTCCAACTTCCATCAGATGATGATTTTGAGATGTTGTATGGAAATCTTAAAGCACAAGAAACAATTAAGTTTTGGTCTTCTAGTTTCCTAAGAGGAACTACTTTCGATAATTGTATTATCATAGTAGACGAATTTCAAAATATGAATGGCCACGAGCATGATTCTATCATTACTAGAGTCGGAGAAAATTGTAAAATCATGTTTAGTGGTGATGCTTCTCAGAGCGATTTAATTCGTCAAAACGAAAAGAACGGAATACATGACTTCATGAGAGTTTTGAGTATCATGCCTTCTTTTGAAACAGTCGAATTTGGCATAGATGATGTCGTTAGATCTGGTTTAGTAAAAGAATACTTAATAGCCAAGCACTCACTTGGGCTTTGACACACTCATCCAAACCTGCTATAATGGATGAAAGTTTTCTAAAAATGAATGAGTAATCCTTTAATTGATAAGTGGAATTCGATCAATCGAAAAAAATTTAATCATATTGACACCAATCTTCCAACATTAGAAAGGGAAACAATTGACGGAATTCGTTATTATAAGATCCCAGGCGAGAACAAATTAAAAAAATTTGTTTCCGTTACTTCTGTAACATCACATTATAACAAAGAAAAATTTGCCAGTTGGCGGAAAAGGGTAGGAGAAGAAAAAGCAAATCAGATTACAAAGGCAGCAACGACTCGTGGTACTGCAATGCACTCTTTAATTGAGAGTTACATTTTAAATGAAGATTTGCCATCTGCCGATCCTCTACCGAAGTTTCTTTTCGATATCGCAAAATCTGAATTAGACAAAATTGACAATATCATTGCAATTGAGCGTTCACTTTATAGTGACTATTTTAAAATTGCAGGCACAGTAGATACTATCGCCGATTATGATGGCAAACTGAGTATTATCGATTATAAATCATCTGAAAAACCAAAACCTAGAGAGTGGATTGAAAACTACTTTGTTCAGGCCGCAGCATATTGTTTTATGCTCAAAGAATTAACAGGAAAAGAAGTAGAACAACTTGTAATTATCATGTCATGTGAAAATGGAGAAGTCGTCACTTACATTGAAACTGACATCGAAAAATATATTAAACTTCTTGTAAAATATGTAAAAAAATTCACCTACGATAAATTAAAAGAATATGAATCAATCAGATGAGTTAAAAAAAGAGTTCCAAAAAAAGTTTCTGTGCCAAGATAAATTTGCCCAAGAAATAGAATCTTTGGTAAAAGAAAATCCTGAGTATAATTATATCACTGCAATTGTCCAATATTGTGAAGCTAACAGTATTGATGTCGAATCGATTTCGAAACTAATTTCTAAGCCATTAAAAGAAAAACTTAAATGTGATGCGATCGAATTGAATTTTCTCAAGAAAACATCTAAAGCTAAACTTCCTTTATGACCAAAGTGACTCCTCACGAAACTTACAAACAGTATCTTGCTTTAAAACATCATTTTACTAGTGACACTTATGATTATTTTAAATACTGTGGAAAAATAAAGGCATCTATAGAGTCATTTAATAAAAGAAAAGATCGGTTGTTCTTTGAAAAATTATCAAGACAGAAAAAAGATGAAGAAATTGTAGACTTTTTTGTTTCTAATTTCGTTTCTTCTACTGATCCAACATCTCTTTGGATTGGTGATATTATTAAAAATGGAAACGAAACATATACTGAATGGAAGAAAAAGAGGCAATCTTTAACTTATGTATTTGAGAATGATTTAAAGAATATATTTCAAGAAGGTCATCTTTTCGAATATCTAGAAATTAAGAATAACAAGCATCCAAAAATTTTAAAGGCATATTTGTCTGGAAATTTATCGTTAGAAACAATGGTAGTGCTAGATCAAATGTTAAATTACAGGAACAAATTTGATGACGGCCTTCTTGATCCGGTTTGGGAATTGATTTCTAAAAAAATCAAAAATTATTCGCCTTTTCTTTCCATTGATTTGGATAAATACAAGAACATTTTAAGAAAAGTATTGCTGTGACATTTTTTAGTTCAGATATAGTAAGAACAGAATTAAAGGAAATCGGATTTTTACAAGAAAGAATATCATCTAGTATTCTTTCTTTTCAAGAAATGAATAAAGAAGAGAAGATAAATCACATAAAAATGTTGGAAGAGTTGCTTGAAAAGCAAAGAATATTGTATACTAGATTGAGTTTATCGGACGATCCAAATGCCATTGATATGAAACGCAAACTTGACGATTCAATGAAGATATTTGGATTTTCTTCGGAGATGAAAATCAATGATGTATTTAAGAACATGATTGGTTTAATAGAGGAAGCCAAAAGCCAGTTGCAGGACGAGTGACCCTGTGCTATAATATGGCCATGGGCTTGGGAACCCCAAAGTCGCCCAGTATCCATCGTATCAACCGCAACATGAATTTTAAAGATCTTAAGAAGCAATCTTCACTTGGTAGTCTAACCGAAAAGCTTCTCAAAGAAGCAGAAAAAATGGGATCCAACAATACTGGAGACAATCCCAACCTTTTCAAACTAGAAACGGATAAGGCAGGTAATGGTCGCGCAGTAATTCGTTTTCTTCCTGCTCCTCCCAATGAAGACCTTCCATTCGTAAAACTATATAACCATGGTTTCCAAGTCAATGGACGCTGGTTCATCGACAACTGTCCAACCACTCTTGGCGAAGAATGCTGTGTATGTCGTTCTAATGGAGAGCTATGGAACTCTGGTCTAGATTCTGACAAAGAAGTAGCACGAGCACGAAAGCGTAAACTTAGTTATTATGCCAATGTTTACATCGTAAGCAATCCAGCAGATCCTTCACTTGAAGGTCAAGTTAAAATCTTCCGTTTTGGCGCAAAAGTATTTGATAAAATCAAAGCCTCAATGAAGCCAGAATTCGAAGATGATCCAGCAATCGATCCCTTTGACCTTTGGGCTGGTGCTAACTTCCGTCTTCGTGTAAAGCAAGTGGCTGGTTATCCAAATTATGACGATAGCGTATTTGAATCTCCATCGTCACTTCTCAATGGAGACGACGAAAGGCTAGAAGAACTTTGGAAGAATGAGCACTCTCTCCAAGAACTCATTTCTAGGGAAAAGTTCAAAGCTCCAGAAGAGCTACAGAAGCGTCTTGATTATGTACTAGGAACTAATTCAGCTTCATCTAAATCTATTCGTGAGCAAGAAGATGAACTAGAATCTTTGGTACAGTCGGCAGAAACCGATATCATGAAAGAACTAGAAGAATCTTACTCTCGCAGTAAGTCGTCTCCTATCACAGAAGACGAAGATGAAGATGATGCACTATCATACTTCAGTAAACTAGCAGAATGAATCAAAGGAGCCGAAAGGCTCCTTTTTTATTGCATTAATCTTATGTTTTCACCACGCTTTAGTCTTTCGTTAATATATTGCTGCCCACCTTCTTTGTATGGATAATTCACTTCTATATCATTCAATATCACATTTAGATAATTTTGTTTTAATACAAATATATTTCTTTTATCTTCTTCTATTTTGATTTCATATTGATAATTAGTGACTGGATTTAGTACTTGAGATACTGGAATATTTACTGTCGTTTTTATGTCGGAGTCATAATACTGATAATAGTAAAGACTTCCTTGAGGAACTTCCTTGTATGGAATGTATCCAACTTTTTCGTTTCCAGATAAGTCTGGTTGATTTTGAGTCTTTGTAGTCGAATTTCTGCATCTAAATGAATTTACTTGTCCATCTATATTTTCTATCAATTCTATGATTTCGTACTCTCCATTGAAACTAGAATTTCCAACATTATAGATTTCTATTTCATCTCCAATTCTCAAATTGACTATTGGTTCTTTCAATATGACATAAGTTAAATCTTCATCAAAGTAATGGAAAATGTAGTTGATTTTAATTTCAACTCCTGTTATAAAGTTTCCATTGTTGCTCCAGGAGTTGTCAAGTATCAATCCTTCTCTTAACAGAATTGCACCAGAAGATGTTTTTAGTTCTTTGGTTTCATAATGATGTATGCCATTGTAGAGATTATCATAAGACCCATACCTTTCTAAAAGAATTTTATCAAATGTAGACTGTGGCAATGGCCATTCTGTTTGAATGTTTAAAATATTATTTGAAAGTAATATAACCCAGTCTAGGGTTTCATCGCCATAAATTTTATATGCAACATTGTCTGGTCTTTCGTCGCCAATAATTTTATATTTTGTGAAGTACTGGAGACTCCCAAAGATATCCTCACGAAGTTTCCCACGCTTAAAAAGATTTTTTACTGGAATATAATCTGATATTTTTGCGTCTGGTAAACGACTTACATAATCGAAATCTGGTATTCCGCGAAAGTATGATGCCATTTTAGTAACCTATTTGATCGACTGGTATTTTATATCCATCTTTGTCAGAATAATAATCATCAGAATATACTGGTTCCAATTCAGTGAATGACATGGTTAAATCATAAGAACTCATTGTTCCAGCTTTATCATTATATGTCGCATATGATCCAGCAGGAGTGTAATTCACACTAAAATTTTTAAGGGCACATGTTTTAATTCTATTTAATGCTGGATGATCCAAATCTTTTTCTTTATTGAATCTATCTACTCCTCTGATGTACCTTATCTTAAATATGCATGGAGCTTCTAAAAATAAGTTGCCAGCACTTCTTTGTACTGCCATATATTGTTTAAAAACTCTTATTATTTTTCTTACTTCTGTTCCTTCACTTTGTGTTCTTGGTGTTAATTTGAAATTAAAATTAAAATTTCTTAATTCAGGTGAATTGAATAATAGAGTTAAATTTGGATTTGTTACTGCTCCAGTCAACCTAGAAAGTAAATTGTTGTTTGAACTTACTGCCATTTTGGCTAGATATGTTTGGACTGCACTGACTATTTTGGGATCTATTTTGTTTTCTGAACTTGTGACGGTCTCTGCAAATTTTCCAGCCAATTCGGTTGCAGAATCTCCAGTCATTGCTCCCAAAGAAAGATTAGCACCTATCATCTCTAAAATTCCAAATTTATCTTCGCCCCAACTTACTGAATTTGTATCCATGATAGTTGGCTGTATTGGTAGAAATATTCTTCCTAGTCCCTTTTCTTTTCCACTAAATGTATTTTTTTCATTATATGTTAAATTACTTTCTGATCGTTCTTGTGGCAAATATTCAAATACAGTAAATTGAATGTAGTCTTGTCCATTTGTATCTGATCCTATTGGGTATCTCAATTCTCCAAATTCTTTTGCTTTTACATCATTTATTCTTCCAAGATTTTCTGTTGCTTCTGAGAGATTTGCTTGTATTTCCTCATTATCTCTTCTTCTTTGTTCTGCTGCTGCTGTTTCTTGTTGTCGAACTGTATTTTGTTGCTTTGCTGATACTACTTGAGCAAGACCAGGTTGAGTTTTTGCTGCAAGATTGATGAGGTTATTTTGTACTACCTCATAAAACCTACCACCACTTGTAGATAACGATTGTTGTGCTGTTGCTCCTAAAACTTCATCGCCTACATTTTTTCCTGGAGGAATTCTCCCATAATCGGAATCTGTTTGAGTATAAGTTCTGAAAGAATAAGTCCTTCCATTATCCCGAGTTGTTCCAGCATAAACCCACCCACCCTGATCAAAAGTATCGCTAGAGTCGGCAGTTCCAGGAGTCCATGTTTTTCCATCAGAAGTTCTTGCTGCAGGTTTAGGTGCATAATATAATCCAGTTGCTGCCGAACCTTCTATAGGTTTTCCGTTGTCGTCTACATCATATACTGTTACTGTTCTAAAGTAATAATTTTGATTACTTCCTGGTAGAGTATTTGCGAATTGTTCACCATATATAAATTTTCTTTTATTTGCCATTAGAAACCCTCCCCAACTACAAGAGGATTATTCATCTCAATTTTTCGTAGAGTATGAGACATTTATATTAGTTTTATATTTATTTATCGCCTTGAAATAAACACAGGATAAAAAGAAGGAACTCTCAGAACA